TTTGCATAACCAGAAACTAGCACGGTTAGGGACTAGACGCAACAAGAAAAAAGCCTTTTTTGCTCCTTCGCGTGCGCTTTTTTAAAAAATAAAAAAAATTTGTTATGGGCAAATACAAATTCGGGCGCAAAAAAAATAGCCCCATCTGGGGCGGCGTTTTATATTCTGGGGCAGGCAGCGACGCCTGAAGATGTTTTGTTTACTTGTTAGTTAGCGGGTGGAGGCTCGATGGCATATTTTTCCTGCTCAAGCTCCTCAACAACCCTGTCGTAAACTTTAATGAATACTTCTCTATCGCCGTTCGTGTGCATTCCATAAGCGGCATCACCCAATTGTTTCAAAGTTTTAACTAGTGCTTCTGGTTTGGGTATATTTGTTTGGACACCAGAGTTTACCTCTCGGACTATGGTCTGAAAAATACCCCAACTAGAATACCCATCCAAATGTTTAGGTACTTTTGTTCTGTAATCTATTACTGCCCTTCTGACATCACCGGGTCTGGGCATAAATTTTTCGAAAGTTGCCAGCCTCGTAAAGGCTGCCAACACTTCGCTGTACGGTAAGTCGTGTAATAGCGCATACCATGCGCGATAGGTCGGTATCTTGTCTAGTTCAAACAGCTGCTGGTTGTAGGTGGCGTAAGCCTGGTGAACGAGTTCTTGTGTTTCTTCTTTGGTGATGGGGTCTACCACTTGGGCCCTTTATTGTGCTGTTCGTAAATGTCGATGAACTTCTCTATATGAACCGAATCCCTCAGAATCAACTCGATATTATCGTACCGCTTGTTCTGCTTGTTCCTTCCCATATGGAAGTCTGACATAGAGCATCCCTCTATGGCTTGCTTACAGGCTTGAATCCCATAGTCGTGGATGGCGGCCCCTATGTTCTGGCGACGGAGTTCATCTAGGACAACCGTGGGGCGTTTGTTCATTACAGTCTTCCAGTGATTGAACACCTCTTCGATAGCTAATGGAGATACTTTCGCGGCGCGCTGTAGCTTGGACTTGGTCGTCGCATGTTTTCCTTTACCCAATTTCTTGTTTTCCTCCACCGCAAAAAGCCTTTCCACCACCGTTTCTCTATTTCCTATTTTAGACATAGTTCTCATCAGAAGAATCTCCTTGGAAAGATTAAGTTGTAAATAAACGTATCGAGAAAAATTCCTTGGTGAAACATAGAAAATATAATTTTAAGGTTATTCATTTAGACCAAGGTCAATAGAAAAAATTGACAATAGTCAAATAGATAAATACTTTGGAGGGGTCCGGGGAACCTTTGTCAAGTTTGAAAAAGTTCTTGGACAGCCTTCATCGTACTCCTTTTTTTGGGAGTTCCTTTTTTAATCTATGAAGGTGTTTTCCGGAAACCTTTTTTCAGCTAAGGGTGGGTTCCTTCGCTGTGGCAATCACCTTAGCATCCCTTTCCACCACCGTCAACTTAAATAGATAAAAATCTTGATTTTTTTTCAGGCATCCAGGTAAATTTATCTGAAACTACTACGAACATATGTTCGGTTAGCAGCGGGGCTCGGTAGCAAACAAGTGTTTGCGGTGGGCGGGGCTATTATGTGTTATCTTATTCCTAGCGGATATAAGGTTTCCCCCTTTCTCCTTGTGTACGTTAGTTTCCGGAGGGGCAGTACAAGCTAGTAGGTGGTTTCTACTCTCTCCTCCGGAAACGCCTTTTCTTAAGGGGCGTTCCGCGGGAAAGATTTAAAAAAAGTAACTTTTTTGAAGATTGCCGCCGGGCCAGGATGCGGCTAAAAAATAAACTTTTTAATTTCCGTCCCCAGCGAACATATGTTCGGATGCACGCACTAACAAAAAGATGACTTTTTTATCATCTCCGCGGCCGGAGATGCTCCATCAAATTATTTGATTTTTCTATTTTTCTTCTGTTTGTTCAGGTACCAGTTTTCAACGTTCTGTGCCGTGCCGTAATGCTCATGACCGTAGATGGTCCCCGACTTTGGCGTATAGTCCTCGTCGAAATATCTGGAATTCTCAATTATTTCATTGATGCTTTCTTTAATATAGGTTTTCATTAAAGCATCTTGGAATGCTTGTGCCTGGGTCTCCTGAAACTTACGGTCGCCGGCAAAATTTATTTGCTTTCCACCACCGTCGAGTAAAAGTTCTTCCATTCTTCGAATAGCTCTGGATGTTTTTTCTTGAAAGCTCTGGTTGGCTTGTTCGATTTTTGTTATTTTCGCCATGACTAGTAGCAAAATACCCCAAGTCCCCAGGGTAAGGATTATGTTCGATATAAGTAGTTCGGTATTCATGTTTCTCCTTTTTGTTATTTAGCTTTAGTTACTTCTTGCATGTACCAATCTTTTTCCCACATTACCCCAATGGCCGCATAACCAACCAAATCGATGAAGTTATCCACCACCGATTCATTCTGTGGAGACGTATTACGTGACGTCAGGTTCTCGAGACGGGCGACCTTGTCATGAAGACGAATGGCTAGACCAACTCTTCCGAATCGAGCAATGTTGTCATGGCCATAATCCCGCTGCTTTTTAATCAAAATATTAATAATTTCATCCCGGTGGAGCTCTCTTGGTTTAGTAAAGACCCCCATCAATATGGCGACCTCAAAGCACATAAACCCGAAGTTCCTCCAGTATTTAAATACTTGTTCTTTTGGGGGTCCATCGCTGCTTTCTGGGACCAGTCTATTGATGATGAAATTTAAATAATCGCGGATTGGTTTTAAATTTGGCGGAATTTCATGTGCGGCCGGTTCGGTCGGATTAAAATTGTCAACAATTTCAAACATCGCAGCGCGAGCTCCGTCGTCCCATGTATCGACGCTTTCCACCACCGTCGTATAATTATTCGAAAATGCCATGATTTAAATGAGCTCCTCTCCCCACGTCGGCGGGTTCACCTCGTACTCTGCAGATACTTTATCAGCCATCCATTGGACGAACAATTCCCAGGCTGCATCTCTCAATTGTTCTGGCATCTTTTCGATTTCGATTAATTGTTCTTCGATGAATTCTCGCGACCAAGCTGCTATGAGAGTTTTCTTATTGGCGCCTGGGAAGAGGACCAGCGGCCCCTTGTCTCCCAGGGCGGAGCTCGGTGCATGGATTGCCTCCACAGTCATGTCACCATCAGTGTTGACAAAGATTATCGAATATTCAGGCTTATCTGCCTTGCCCATTGCTTCGAGCATTGTCTTCATGGCTTCTTTGGGCACGCCGTGCTCCACCATCTTCCTTTTAAATGCCTCTTCGTCATACTTGCTGGAACCGCTAGGTTCGTCTTCGTTGGCGTTGTAGTAAAAGCCTTCGTTCATATGCCTCTTTTCTTAGTACTATCAGCTTATCTGGCGCGCATCCGGGAGGCAACAACGTTTTAAAAGAATTTATAATAATTCTTTAATAGTTGCGGTCTGACAATTGATAATTGAATTAATGTCCATCTTATGGACAACTCTCAAAAATTCAAACTTTATATTGGTGCACTCAAGCAATACTCCGAGAGAGAGGGTCACTGTAATGTGCCATCTACTCATGTTGAAAAAGTTGATAATTTTGAATGCTCACTGGGTCCCTGGGTCGGTTATGTGCGGCAGAGATATAAAAAAAATCAACTTTCTGAAGAAAAAGTTAAGGCCTTAAACAACTTGTCAGGTTGGCAATGGGGTCCTCTCAAGCCTGGACCAGCAACTGATGTAATCAGAAACAAGAAGATTCAAGAGATGCGGGAAAGTGGTTCTTCTTTGAGGCAGATTGCTGATGCCTTTGATTTAAGCCGCCAGCGTATTCATCAAATTGTTAGACTTTTTGAATGAGCAATAATTTCCGTCGCGAACAGTTCGGCAATAGTGGATTTGCTAAATTCCCAGATTACGCAAAGACTCTTCCACCACCGTCGGATAAAAACCAGCAAAATAAAAAACCAATAAGTATTTTTTTTGCCTTAGTTTTGTTTATGTTGATTAGCAATATTGTGTACACATTGGGGGCCGGGGCTCTTTTTTCAATCCTGAACTCAAATGGGTTGTTGTCGGTGAACCCGGGGCTATGGGATATTTTTCTGTTCGTTACAGTGTTCCAGTTAATGAGAACTTGGGATAGGTTTTTTAGATTAAATTCTAAAAACTCTTAGCCTTCTAATTCTTTCACTTTTCGTCTGATGATACCCGTGGTAGTGAATAAAGCATCCACCATTTCAGCAAACCCACTCTCTTCGGTGTCAGATACAGGGAAGTCAAACCAATTGATATTCTCTATCTCAGGCAAACCTTTGTCATCGTATTTGTAAAGCACTGTGCAAGCCATTACTTGGTCTGCCTGCCAATTAAGAGCCACGAAAGTTATATTTCTTTTGACTGTAGAAAATGGGTTGTTCTCAAAGTCTGCTTGAATATCTTCGTCTTTCATCTCTTGATAGGGCTTGTCTACTGAGTAAGCCTCTACAGAAGAAACAATGTATTTAAATTCACGTACAGGAATTTTCTCGGCGCTATCAATAACTGCCTTAATAACATCGTCCTGCACCCAATTACCTTGACCGTCAGGCTCTACTAACGGCACATAACCCACCGAGAATTCGTTGCCTTGGTCATAAGCGCACAGAAGTATCGGTGGGGCGTCTGACATCGGCGTTTCTTTACATAGCGCCATTTTGGCTTCTGAGTGTTTATAAATGAACTGTAGTAATAAATCCACTAATTCATAATCGTGATGCGTTTCGTTGTTAGTCATCAGAAGTATCTACGCCTCTCTCTACTGCGTCAAGATATTCTTTGGTTAATAATGAAATTATTTCTAGGCACTCGTGGTCGGTTGCGTATTGCCCGTCTACATCTTTAATCGCTAATACTCCGTCAAGCACCCAGCCTGCAAAGCCACCATGAGCGTCTATAATCTCTTGGAGTTTGTCATCGCTTGTGAACGGTTCTAGATATCGTTCGTGCCACTCATCAAGTGTTATTTTTTCATTATCGGACATGATTGTCTCCTTTTATTCAGACCAAGAGTACTGCTCAATAGCAGATAAAAAATCGAATCCTTCGTTGTTGATTAAATCATCAACAGTTTTTTGTGCATTTTCTTGCGAGAACTTACCCGAGACAATTACATCTCTGATAAAGGTAAGGGTCTCTATTGAGTCCTGTACGCTCTCAAATGCCGAGTGTAAGTCCTCTTGCTGACTCGCTGTTAATTCGTTGTAATGTTCTTTTGGTATTTCCAACCGACTCATAGTAACTCCTTTTGTTTAGTAAGAAACTCTCAGTGGGCAAGGACATAAGCCCACTGAGAGAATCCTATCGTTTAGGTAAGTTCGCTTCCAACCACTTGTTCATAGACATATTTAAACTGTCTTGGATAAATGCTTTTAGCCCTTTCCCCTCGTTTGATGTTTTCTAATTGCTGAATTGCTTCGTCAGCGTGTGGCACGATGATGATATTTTTTTGTTTGCAATAAGTGAGACACTGCATGGCAAGAGAATCAGAGAATCCCTGATTTGGTCCACACACTCCACCGTCAGTAACCCAAATCATTGGGCTATTTGATGTTTGCTTTTGCTTGTATCCCCACTCAATCGCAGGGAAGTCAACGCCGTTACCACAACCAACTTCGGGAAGTTGATTAACCAAACGCCCTCTGTCTGCCACTATCCAACAATTTGTGCCGTTGTCAGCCTTGTCGGTGTACATAGCCACAGTAGCGCCAGGTGCATTTTCTAAAATGCGCATTAGTTGTTCATGAGTAAATGACATAGAGCCACTAGCGTCAAGAATAACTACTCCACCTGAGCCACGAACCGTTCGGTCAAAGATTCTCATCTGAGGGTCGGTCATGTATCGGTGCATACGGCGTGGACGCATGCCAACATTAGAAGCGATTTTCTTTTTACCGAGATTACCTTTTGAGTGATTCGGCATAGGCAGTCGCTCTAATTTCAGTTGTCCCCAATGTGGTACTCGGTACATGTCGGACTCAATCGGAGTGATTCCCTTATAGGGATTCCCTGTCATGTTTGGTTTACCTTGAGTGCCGATATTGGTATGTATGCTACTTTGAGAATCGCCTTCGCCTTCGCCTTTTTTAGCGTCAGCCTTAGCCTTCGCCTTCGCCTCAGCCTCAGCCTTATGTTCCTCAGGTGATTTATCAGCGAGCATGTCAACCCACTGTGCGATTCTTTCAGTGTGAGAGAATCCCAACGGTGACAATCCAGTACTGCTATCTACTTCGGTGCTTGCCAACCATGCAGGCTCGATTTTTTTCATCTGTTTGTGCGCTCTCTTAGAAATGTCTAAGAGAATCGCACCCCACTCTCGGTCGTGTCTGCGCACTCCAGTTAGGAATTGTTTGTTGGCGATTGTGCCAGCAGTTGCGATTGCGAAATGCACTGCACCTTTCCAGTCTCTAGTGGCAACGACTCGCTCGCCAATTTCGGTGTCACCGAAAGAAGTGAGATTGTCTTTTACATCAAACCCTGCATGAGCGCATAAAGTGTTCACACGGAGTTCCTCTACGGCAGTCATGGCGTCCTCTGAAGCCACCTTGCGATTAACCCACCCAGCCCAATCGTCAGCAGGCGATACTTTCGCATGCATTAACTCGTGCGCTCGGATACATCTTGCAAGAGCGTCATCATAAGTAGGCACTTTCATACGCCTATTTATGATGTCGGTGAACGGTTCACCTCTCTCAGAGCGACACTCGCCGATTTTCCAGCGACCAGTCTCTTTGTCTTGTCTTGTGAGCAGTTCAGGCTCAACCGAAATCTGTCGGTTGGACATTATTTGCTCACCGACTCAACTCGGATAGCGTCAAGAATTGACTGCGCTCTGTCGCCGAAAGTAAGTACAGCAGAGCGCTCAGCGCCGAGTTGTTTTCGGAGTGTGTCGTAAGCCAAGAAGGCTCGCAACGAGATACGCCTCTCACCAGCGTCAGCCATAGCGACTGCGAAGCCTCGTAGGTCAGGTGACAGACGAAGAAGAGCGTTCGGGTGTGGCTCGTTAATTCTGATTTTGATTGGGAATCGGTCAGTCAGAGCAGTTGGTAGTTCACCCATGTTCTCAACATTGGTGGTCATGATTGCACTGAAGCCTTGTTTTGGCTTGTGGATTCGTCCTGTGCTTGGGTGTTCCCATGAAGCAGATTCAGGGCTGTCCAACATCGCCAAGAGCGTTGCATAAACATCGCCCGAAGCCTTGTCGATTTCGTCAACAATCAAGCGTCCACCTTTGACTCCGTTGCCTTCCCATGCTTTGAGAGCAGAACCGTTGAGCCATTGGAATCCACCTTTGCCGTCAGGCATAAATGAACCAGTGACGTCCATGTTGGTCATGTCCTCTGTGCAGACCAAACGAAATGCACCAGCCTCAACATCGCCGATACTCATACCAGCGTATGTCTTGCCAATACCACTTGGTCCGAAAAGGATTACACGGTCAATGCCGTTTTCCAATGCGTCATTTAAATCTT